TCGTCTCTGTGTGTTCTGCGGCCTGTTGAACGAAGGCTCGTCAGCAGCGGCATGACCGCTGGACCATCGGGGCCACCCGAAGGTGACCCCTAGGTTTCGCCTTAGGTGAAGAGATCAGGTGGGAGAGCGACCCCATCATCCTTCAGCTCGTCATCGTGTGGCACGATGCGGCAGAGCGGGATTGCCAAGGCAGCGATGCCGAAGGCAATCAGGATGAAGATGACGTTCCCCATCAGGAGCGCTCCCCGAACAGACGTCCGAGGATGTCAGCGACCATCCAGCCGAGGCTGAAGCCGCCGCCAATCACGAGCACCCATACGAGTGCGCCGAGAGCTTCTGACATGTGGACACCTCACTCTGTGTGTTGCTGTTTCGCCCTTGAGACGGGCTCTTCAGGTGGCGCCTAACGCCACGACAGCAATGAGCTTTGGGCGATACTCGCAATGCCTAACCGTCGCGTTAACGTAACGATCCGGTGGCACTCGCCGCAGGCCGGTCTATGGGCTGCCACCTCCAGTCATAGTTGAGGTGGGTCGAAGCCGATCCCTAGCGGTCACATGCAGCTCTCTTGAGAACCGCGCCCCTTTCACTCTCAGAAGCCCTGAGAGGCGGAAGCGTTCAGCGAGACCGTTGGCAGCGCCGAACAATCCCATTAACGCATGGATCGGTGCCGGTTGTCAACTCGGGGCCATTTTGCTGGCCCTTTGCGGCCCTTCAAGGTGCCAGTGAGGGTGCAGTGAGGGTGCGAGTGATGGTGGCGCTTTGCAAAAACACTGGGGTCCAAACGCGGGCGCGATTATCTAAAGCTCGCTCGCACACACGCGCGTCATGGCTCACCAGACTATTGATCTAGCGCGATTTCACGGGATTTCAGTGGGTTAGCCCTAGCGCGTGGCACACGGCGTGGCTTGGGTGGCCTAACGCCACGGCTGCGAGCCCAGGCGCGACCGCCCCCGAGGGGGGTCTTTTGGCCTCGGCGATCCTCGGACGGGACTTCAGACAATCGCACCAAACTAGCCGGGACTGATGCGCAGCCCTCCATCCCGCCCGAGGCCACCTAGGGGCGCCCTCTAAGATACCCTAGGCGGAACCTTTGCGATACCTGGAGGATGTCACCCGTCACCGATCACGTAGAGGGCGAAGCAGACCCATAGGGCCAGGGAGGCGAAGAAGAAGAGGCCGAAGGGGACCGAGAAGACGACATGCAGGATGAAGTCGATGATCGAGGACAGAGACACGACCGTGTACTCCACACGCGAGCCAACAGCCCCCAGGGAACTCCCAGCCATAGAGGGAGCCCTGGAGGCACTCGCAAGAGGTCGAGCCCTGACCACTAGGCCGGGCAGCCTCTAGGCGAATTTGGAAAGGGGGAACTCAGAGGGCCGCCGGCCCAGGCTGCTTACTGCAGCTCCTCGACGATGCCGGCGGGCACGAGGAGCGGCAGCAGCGTGCGTGCTTGCTGGCGGAGGTGCTCTACCGTCGAAGGCGGCGGCGCTATCTCGAACTCACTCGTCATGATGACCGCCATGTAAGGAAAACCCCCAGCCCCGTCAACTCAGGGGCTAGGGGACATTTTGTCACTAGGGGACCACCCAGTCACTCAGAGAAGTCCAGGTAGCCTATTGGCTCCGTTGCGTGGCGCATGACCTTGGCCCCATCGGGGTACAGCAGACCGGTGTCGATCTCCTGGGGACCATCCACGTAGAGTTCGTAGACCACCGGCTTGTCCTCCACCCAGTCGATGTCATCCTCTGAGGCTCTGGGCCTGGAGGAGCTGGGGATGGAGGGGGAGGTGATGAGGCGGGGAACTTGGCGATGGTAACGAGGCATGGCTCTCCTTGCGGTACACCCCCTCATGAGGGGCATGGTGCTGGGGAGAGGAGGGATGGCTCATCCTGGGCTAACCATCCTAGGCTACCCTCAAGGCTACCCTCTAAGGCTACCTTAAAGGATACCTTATGCTATCTCTATAATAGACTACCTATAGGGCTTCGCCCCTTGCTTCGTGTATGGGAAGGTTCCTATCTGCCGGCCGTTTGGCGGCCTATCGAGGAGGCCCAGCGCCTGGGCTCCACACCACCCTGTCCCCCCATGGCATGCTTGAGGAACTTCTGCAGCTCCATGTCGAGCTGCTTGTCCTTGTGGTCGAGGACAGCTTGGTGGGTGTTCCTGGCTAGGTGGTCTGTCCAGTAGGCCACGGCGCCTGCCAGGGCATCGAGCCTGTCGTCCTGGGCCAGGGCTCCCTTCTCCCGCACCATGCGAGAGAGCTGGTAGAAGAGCCTGTAGTAGGGGCCGCGCTCACCGTCCCGCTGGAGGACGCTCTCGTAGTCAGCCTTGATGACGCTCGGACACACGATCAGCCGGTGCTGGTTGAGCACAGGCTCCAGGGTGTCCACGATGCGCTTCTCCTTGCCGACTGAGGACCACTCAGCATCCTCGACACCACACTCGTAGGCCTCGGTCTGCACCATGCCCTGGAGGAGCTTGGTGAACATGCCGCCGCCGTAGTTGGGCTCGGTCAGGATGCGCTTGCAGTGGTGGCGCTTGGCGACTGCCACGAGGGCCTTCAGCGTCGCGTCGTCATAGCCACCGACGAAGCCACCTGAGGCGCACAGGAAGAGGCGCCCGTGTAGGAGCTTGACGATGGCGTAGGCGGTCTCGTCCTTGCCGCGGCCCGAGGGGTCCACGAACATGACGCATCCCTCGTAGGGCGCTGCATCGGGCGAGAACCAGGCCGCGCGGTGGAACCTGTCACCCTGGAGGCCCACGAGGGGGAGGTCCTGGATGACTTGCTCATGCCCGGCGGCCCACATGAAGTCGATGGGGGCTCGGTAGGGATCGAGGGGATGGACGATGATGTCCTGCAGCTTCAGCGGGAACCTGTCAGCGTCGCTGAGGGCAGTGTCGAGCTGGAACTGCAGAGCGAAGCCTGACCTGCCATAGGACAGCTCGCGTTCCCTCAGGTCCTCGTCAGGGAACCTTGAGGGCTCAGTGGAGTGGCCGACGAGGCCTGCCACTTCCTCCAGCCTCTTGCGGATGATCGGAGCCAGCCTGGGGCCGTACTTCGCGACGTCTGAAGGGAACCTGGAGGGCCAGATGCGGGCCACGTAGCCGCGCTCCTGGAGGACGTTGTAGATGGACTGCTCGGTCTGTGGGGTGCCGAGGTAGACGATGCGCCCTGAGGGCTTGAGCACAGCGTCGAACTCCTTCACCAACTCGAGTAGTCGTTCGCGCTTGCCTTGCGTGTCAGAGTTGTGCGGGACCTCGATGTCGTCAGGGACGATCAGGTCTGCGCGTGATCCTGTGAGCTGGCCGGTGATGCCGACCGACTTGACGCTCGGCGACTGGTCAGGCTTCGCCGGGCCAACGTCGAACGCAATCATCGAGGTGCGCTGGTCGCTCCTGGGCTTCAGGTGCGCCAGGAACGGGACCTCGTTGATGAGCTGCTTGGTGAAGGTCGAGAACTCGTGAGCCTTCGGCGCCGAGGCCGACACCACCATCACCTTCATCTGCGGGTTGCAGTAGAGGACCCACAGCACGAAGGCCACCGTCAGCCAGCTCTTGCCGACGCCGCGGAACGCCTCAACGATGAGACGCTTGGGGCCGTGCTGGAGCCACTGGGCGATGTCGTACTGGAGCCACGTAGGATCGGGCAGCCCCAGGTGCTTCCAGATGGCGTAGACGAAGTTCCTGAAGTCTGCCTTGAGGGGGTCTTGAGGTGGTGTGAGGGAGGTGGAGTTCTTGAGCTGCTGCTTGAGGGTCATGCTTGCCCTACAAGTGCCCGGTGTAGTGCAAGGTCACAGCAGATGAGCGAGCAGCGATGCGATGAGCGGGATGCCGAGCGACGTGCCCACGATCACCGCCATGGCGATCAGGATGTCGCGTGTCATCCGGTCCATCAGTCGGACGCCTTGGTGAAGCTCTCGCAGCGAGCCTCGCCGACGACCACCTTGGGGTCGGAGGTGAGGCGCAGGGTGTACTCCTCAGCGGCCAGTGCGCACGCCTTGGGGTCCTTGAACTCGATGGGGATCAGGCCATCTGCGCACACGACCCCTTGAGGGCCGCCGGTGGCGAGACAGAGGGTGATGATTAGCTGGTACAGGGGAGGGGCTCCTTCAGATCGTGTCTGTATGGACGGGAGAGCGCCTAGGACGCCGTTCAATTCTTTCCAGGTGTGAGGACACCGGGGGAGAAGAACGGCGCTCCTAGGGGCCTTCCAGGCGTTTCTAGAGGGATCGCGTTAAAGTAGTTGTTAGGCGATGCCTAATCAACCGCTAGTTGAACGTGGAGCGGTCCCTGAGGATGTCGTCAGGGTCCGCGAAGGGGAGGCTGTCCGCCAGCTCGCCGAGGGGCGACTTGGGGGTCGGTAGGGACTGGATGCCGTTGTCCTTCAGGAACTGGCGAGCGACCGCCATGTCGGCAGCCGTCGCCTCTCCTGATCTGATCTTGCTGGCGAGCTGCGCGGCGAGTTCACCGTGCAGCGCGTCGAGCTGGTCTTCTGTTGCTTTGCTCATTTGTTGAAGTAGCCGCTGAAGAGGCTTGCGAGGACCGCGACGAAACCTCCGAAGCCCATCGCGATGTGCCGCGAGGTGGCAGCGTGGCTCTCCAGTGAGGAGACCCGCGAGGTGAGCTTGGAGTGGTCTGAGGATGCCGCGGCGGTGCGGTCGAGGAGGATGTCAACCTTCGCTTCGAGGGACCCGAGGGTGCGCTGGATGTCTTCGGTCATCACTTGATACCGATCAGCGCCCACTTGCCGGAGGCGATGTTTCCAGTGCTGAAGAAGAAGCGCCATGCATCCGTGTCCTGCGCAGCGTTGCGATGACCCACGCCTGTGCCCGCCACGGCTCCGTCGAGGGCGGCGTAGTAGCTGCCCTGCCACCAATACCGCGTCTTCTGAGCGTTGTTGGCACAGTTGAGGGTCGTGATCTCAACGTCAGCACCTTCAGCGGCTCCGTTGCCGATGCGAGCCGACGCGCCGCCGACGCCGAAAATTACGATCTGGGCCGCACCACCACTGAATAAGTTCTGGGTGGTGTTCGAGGTGAAGTATCCGGTCAGGGCATACCTGTAGTCGGAGGCGCCTGCGTCGAAGTTGGCGCCGCCATCAGTCGAGGTCCGCATGTGCAGGAGCGTGTCGTCCGTCGCCGGTATGAACTCTGACAGGACGATCTTGAAACCGCGGTAGCCGGAGTAGGACGCCGCGGAGATGTCGAGCTGCGCCGCATTGCTGACCGTGCCGCTCGCGAGGAGGCGCATGCCCATCATCGCGTCAACTTCGCTCTCGGTGTAGTAGCGGCTGTCGTGGTCGTGGGACGCTGGCGCCTTACCGGCGAGGTCCGACACGAGGTTCGTGATGTCGCTCTGTGCGTGGCCGTGAGAGGCTGCCGCCTTCCCTGCGAGGTCCGACACAAGGTTCGTGACGTCGGACTGAGGGTGGGTGTGCGATGCGGCTGCCTTGCCGTCTACTAGCGTCTTGAGCGTCTTGCCCTGCTCTGCAGAGAGCGGGACCGCCGTTCCACCCGACGTGAGGTTGTTGACGATAGACGACGTAGCGATCTTCGCGGCGAGGTCCGACACAAGGTTCGTGATGTCAGACTGAGCGTGGGTGTGGGAGGCTGCTGCCTTGCCAGCCACGGTGGTCGCGAGGGCGTCCGCGGTGTCCTTGAGGGCCTTGCCTTGCTTCGCCGAGAGAGGCTTGTCCGCGGCGGTGCTCGCCAGGGTGTCCACAATGTCAGCGATGGCGATCTTCGCAGCGAGGGCCGCTACGAGGCCAGTGATGTCGGCGATAGCGTAGTCGCCAGCGGCCGGCGAGACGGAGCCTGTGCGGCCATTGAAGGACGCCACGGAGCTGCCCGAGGGGATGTATGCCGCGACCCAGCCGCCGGACGTATAGATGCGCAGCTCGTTGGTCGTGGTGTTGAAGTAGAGGGCGCCGATTTCGAGCGGGTCACCGTCGTTGTCGGTGGCGGGGTCGCTCGACTTCATCCCGAGGTAGCGGTCGTCGAAGGCGTCGTAGATCGCCTCGATCAGCGTCTCGGTGGCCGCTGCGGATGTCGCTGAGGCTGCCGCTGCTGTCGCGCTGCCGGCCGCTGCTGTCGCTGAGGCTGCAGCATCGGAGGCCTTCGTGGTGGCCGTTGAGGCGCTGCCTGAGGCTGCCGTGGCGCTCGAAGCTGCAGCGTCCCTGGCGGTCTCAGCGCCAGCCTTGGCGGTATCTGCTCCAGCCTTCGCTGTCTCGGCTCCGGCTTTGGCGGTCTCGGCGGCGGCTTGAGCCGTCTCCGCACCAGCCTTCGCGGTCTGCGCTGCCGTCTTGGCGGTCTCAGCCGCTGCCTGTGCGGTCTCTGCACCAGACTTGGCGCTCTGTGCTGCCGTCTTGGCGGTCTCTGCATCAGCCTTCGCGGTGTCGGCTCCAGACTTGGCCGTCTGGGCTGCAGTCTTGGCAGTGTTCGCCGCGGTCGCTGAGGTGGCCGCTGCTGCCGCTGAGGCTGCCGCTGCGGTGGCCTGAGCTTCGGCCGCGGTGATCGCGTCCTCGGCATTCACCTCGACAGCGTTGCGGGCTTCCTCGGAGATGTACCGAGCTTGCGCTGAGGCTGCGTTGAGGTTGCGGCCGAGGATGATGGTGCCATCGGACCAAGTGGTGATGGGATCGCCGGGGGTCTGTCGGTAGACTTTGACCTCTACGCCGTTGGCTGGCGCACTGTTCATGCGAACCGTGCCGGCGGAGATCAGTGTGAAGGCGCTCGTCGCAACTCCATTCAGAGAGACCTTGACATGGGCGGCGTCGAGATAAGGGAACGTGAAGACGAAGTCGGTCGTCGATCCGTTCCCCGTGTAGGAAGCGGGGGCGTAATCGGTCATGTTTCTCTTGATGGGGTTGAAAGGAGGGCCTCCCTCGTCGAGCTGGCCGGGCCGATGCACGACCGGCGCAGCTCAGCTCAACGAGAGAGACAGTTTCGTTCTTGTGGTGTTCGCGGTTTTAGTGGCTTGACCGCTTC